CTGCGTGGTTTTTTGACAGGCTGAGCCCGATCTTTCGCTTATGCGAAAGATCGGGCTTTTGAGGCTGTCGAAAAACTCGACAGCCTTTCGAGAGGGAATCCAATTCCCCCTCGAGGAGCACCCCAAGCGATCATGATCGCTTGGGGACCCCGCCTCCCCCAGGGGCGGACAAAACCTTTAGTTTTGTCCAGAGTGTCCTCCGGCGGCGCATGTCCGCCTGCGGACTTATCCCAAGTTAAGGGGCTTCGGCCCCTTAACAATTCCCAGAGTATACTTTTTTGACACTCTGCAAAGCCCGATCTTTCGCATAAGCGAAAGATCGGGCTTTTATCATGTTTGCCTGAGGGGCTTCGCCCCGGCCAACTTTTTAGTTATTTATGTTGAATACCTGTAGAAATATTTACCTTTAAAAAATGCTCGTGCCTTCTTTGATTTTCTCCACTTTTTGGAATGTTCGGCAGATATTACAGCAATAGTGTTTTACATACAAAAGCTGAAACGGTATAATAAAATCGATAATAATAGCAGGAGGACATTTCAGGCGTGACGAACAAAGGATTTAAACTTTATTTAAAACTGTTCCTTTCCACCTTTTATTTGAGCGCCTTCACAATCGGCGGAGGCTATGTGATTGTCCCGCTCATGCGCAAGAAATTTGTGGAGGAATACCATTGGATAGAAGAAAGCGAAATGCTTGATCTCGTCGCAATCGCTCAGTCGGCACCCGGTGTGATAGCCGTAAACACTTCCATACTTGTCGGATACCGCCTTGCCGGAGTGCCGGGCGCGTTTGTCACGATACTGGGCACGGTTACGCCTCCTCTGATCATCATTTCCGTGATTTCCATCTTCTATCTTTCATTTAAACAAAGTTCCGCCGTAAATGCCGTATTAAAAGGCATGGGCGCGGGTGTTGCGGCCGTCGTTGCCGATGTCACGGTTAAAATGGGAAAGAACGTAATCCGTGAAAAAAGCATTTTTTCCACCGTTGTCATGCTTCTCTCTTTTGTAGCAGCTTTCTTTTTGAAAATCGACGTGATGCTTATCATCCTCGCAGGCGGACTTTTAGGGCTTTTCTATACCCTCTGCCACAGGTTCGGGAAAAGGGGGAAGAAATAAATGATCTATCTTAAGCTGTTCTGGAGCTTTTTCCAGACGGGACTGTTTACGATCGGCGGCGGCTATGCATCGCTGCCCCTTATTCAAAAGCAAGTCATCGACTTAAACCATTGGCTTACCATGAGTGAATTTGTAGATATCATAACCATCTCCCAAATGACGCCGGGGCCGATCGCAATCAACGCGGCCACTTTTGTCGGCATCAAGGTCGCCGGAATACCCGGTGCTGTCGTTTCCACCGTCGGCTGTGTGACGCCATCGTGCATTATTGTGCTCACCATCGCTTATTTTTATTATAAGTATCGGGAACTTTGGGCCATTCAGGGCATCTTGAAAGGGCTGAGGCCGGTCGTCGTTTCGCTGATTGCGTCGGCCGGGCTGTCGATCCTTTTAATGGCGCTTTATAGCGAAACTGCGACCTCATGGTTTTCCGTCGAACTGTCAAAGATAGATCTTGTCGCAGCGATTCTTTTCGCGGGCGCATTTCTGATCCTGCGGAAATTCAAGTTAAATCCGATTTATGTCATGCTGTGCGCGGGCGTGGCCGGCCTGATTTTTTACCACTTTGTCTGATATTTTTTGCCCAGCGAGTAGCTGTAGCATGGTAAAATTAAATTTTGCATAAAAAAAGAGGGCCTTAATGGCCCTCTTGCAGACTGCCAAAAAAGTCTTTAGAGCAGCTTTTACCTTTATTTTCTTATGCTTTCCTGAAGCCGTTTCAGGATCACCCCGAGCTCGCCGAACTCGACAAGCTCCCGTCCGTCTCTTGGAGAAGTTAAAAGCCCCGCATCTATTAAATAGTCTACTCCGTCTTTTTCCCACGCGTCCTCGGTGATGTTCGCGAACTTCGCGAGCACCCCGAGGGCCTTTATTGTATCCGTCTCCGAAAGCCCCGCGATATTTGCGATTCGGGTTATCAGTGTGTCCATATCATTATCCTCCTTATAAAATAAGTAATATTTCGGACTGCGGTTTTCGGCGTCTTTGTCGAGCAAGGCCGGATCGACGTAAATCTCATTGCCGGAAATAGCTACTTTTCCCGCTCTGCCCGCCTTTGAGAATTTTCCGCCGTAATATCCCGGATCATGGATTACCATTTTCCCCGCCTTCATACCGGCTGCCGTAATAAAATGTCCGCTGTCCGAAAACAGGCCGACGTACCCTGCCCGGTTCCCGCCGACATTCACAATTGCCATACCTTTCGACAAGTGTTCCATAAGAATATCGATATTGCTTGTCGTTTGATGGCACAGCCCGAAATCTTTGGAAATACAGGCGGCGAGCCGTTTCATGTCCGTCCCGCCAGAAACACGTGCTCCAACCGCGATCGAATAGGCCGCCGACTGATTCGGCGGCCATTTCTTTCCCGTCAGCTCCTCTACGACCATCGACGCGCAGCAAACCCCGCACCCGCCCGACTTCACCGTGGCGTCCGGATACGCCGACGACGGATAAGGCACCGACGTGTAATTGTTCTGATTGTAGTAGCCCATTTGTCAGCCCCGCGTTTCGGCGGTGGTGGCCGTGTCCGTTGTCACAGTTTCAGTTGCTGTACCTTCTGTGCTTCCGGCGAAATACTCTTTGATCGCCTCAATCACCGCATCCATGTCGATCTGATTAAGCGCCGCAGCGTCAATCCTTCCCTCTGTGATAATGTACACGATGGCAGGTATCAGGATCAGTCCGACGCTCGATACCATCTGGATCAGGCTGTCGTCCGCGCCTAAGACGCCGAGCACTCCAACAATAATAGATACAATTGCCACCCAAAACTTTCGACTGGTTAATTTCGACAACATATGTATACCTCCCTCATAAATTAAAGTCCGCTGTCATCTGAGGACGGCGGACCCTTTTTTATCTTTTCCTTGTTTTCGAACGCCGCCTTGCAAAGATACCCGAGAAGTCCCGCGCTCATCGGCGCTCCGACGTATGTCAGCAGCGAATCCAAGGAGCCATAACCGCGCGAAATGATATACATGGCGAAAAATGCAGTCAAAAACCACGTTATTGTCAACGCCATGACTACAAGCTTTGAAAATTCAGTTATTTTTTTCAAGAGGTTTCACCGCCGTGCTCCAGATCTTTGATGCGATGATTGGTCACCGCGAGCTTTTCATCGAATTTTTCCTCGATCCGTGTGATCTCCCCTTCCACCCGGTACATCCGCTCGATCATGCTGTTGTGCTTGTCCACCTTTTCTTCAAGCTTTCCGATCCGATACGTTGTCAGCTTGTTCGCAGCCAGGATTCCGCCCAGCGATCCGATCGCGGTGCCCGTCAGCGACAGTACCGCCACCGTGATTTCCACCGTCATTTCACTTTCGCCCTCCTGTCGGTTTATTCACCGCATAAAAAACCCCGAAGCCGTTTGGCTCCGGGGAATCGATTAAATGTTATCTCCACAACTTGTTGAGCGTCATTATTGCAAACATGCATGCACTGCTTGGTGCTTTTGGATAAAGCGAATCTAATGCGCCATCATTCAGGATTATCCGCCCACCGTAAGAGCAATCTGATATTTGGTTTCCAAAGGCTCCGTTCGGCTGTTTTGCAATAAGTATGGGGTTCGATAAATCGTCATGCGGTATTAGCCAAATCAATGCATTTGTATTGTCTGTCGGCCTATTTTCTGTCAAGACAACCAGCCCATACGGGGTTTTTATTAATTGCCTTGCCCAGTTTTGTAAATTTGCGAGAGGCGTTATTTGCAATCTGCCGCCAATATTTCTATTTGCCTTAACCCACGCAGTACCGAGTCCATCTGCCGTTATGAAATCATCCAACGCCCAATAGATATAATCCTGCGTAAAATACATATTGGTAAGCCTGTGTATTTTTTGTTTTTCTCCTGTAAAGGACAGATCGGATACATCCTCCCATGTTATCCCGTCATCAACGGACCGCCATATAAAGCTTTCCTGCGGCGCATCTCCGCTGGATAAATACCAATGCCCTGCATTGTATGGGTCGCGCCGGACAACGTGAAAATGATATACTTCCGGGCTTGCATGATTGCGAGTGTTTTTGGCAAACACATTCGTCCATGACGCTCCGGCATCTGTTGATCTCCAGACTTTTACCTGTTGGGTGTCGGCATATCCGCTAAAAGTAGTAATTGTGTATTCGGCATACATTATAGTGATTCCCCCGGTTGCATATCCGCTTGTGTTCGGCACCCAGTCGAAACCGGTATTTCGTAGCCACCCCAATTTCTGAGCATCAAACCCGGTTTGCGCAGAGGCATTCGTAGATAGTCGGAACATCTTTTTGAAATTATATGAGTACGCTATGACATAGTCATAATCAGCACTGTATCGAGGCAATATTTTTGCGCAATACCAATATGGGGCGGTTTCCTGCGTTGTTGTAAATAATAATTCCTGTTCAAGAGAATCCAAAGCTATTTTGTAGAAGTTCTGCGTTCCGTAATCAAGCCCTAATGCATAACTGTGAGCGTCGAAAACGTCCAAAGCGCTGAAGGCAGCCGTTTTATTGAATTTTTTCTTATCGAGGTAAATTGGCATCATAGATATCATGTAGTTTTGCTTCGGAAGATTTGAAAAACCCGATGGCAATTGCCCGATATCCATTCTTCCATTTTCGCCTGTGCCAACAATCCCGTTTGCAGCATTTTTTTGAGCTTCAATCCGCGCATCGGCCTGCGCGTCCGAATAAAGCCCTTTCCCGTCTTCCTTATCAACCTTTGACGCAAAGAGAACGGCATGGGCGTTTAAGCTGTCATTATGTGCCCCGACAGCGGATAAGTCGGCATAATTGGCTGCAGCTTGTTCGCTTGCCTTTGCCGCGTTCTCGGAAGCCTTTGCATGATCCTCGCTGAGTTTCGCCGCATCCTCGGAAGCCTTCGCATTCAACTCGCTCTGCAGCCCCGCCCCCGCGCTCTCTTGCGCCTCCTGCGCTTTCTGCGCGGCGATTTCGGCCTGTCCGGCCGCTTCCTCGGCTTTCTGTACAGCCGCATCCATTGCCGCCTCCGCACCCGCCCTCGCCGCCTGCGCATCGGCCACAGCCTGATCGATCGTCGTAAGGTCGTCCTCGATCCAGGTAATGCGCTTCTCGTGATCCTGCAAAATGTCCGGGCTGTGCTCGATGATGTATTCGTTCGCGTTGATCCCCCGGCTGACGTACAGGGATATGATGTGGCTCGACCACATCGGCAGTTCCGCGTCCTCCGGCTTTTCGCATTTGACGGCCATCAGCAAAGGGCCCGCGACGAGTACCGCCGCGGGCAGAGCGCTTTCAAATGTGATATCCTCTACGCCGTAATTCGGAGAGGATGCCTTTACCCCTGTCGCCGTCTGAAATTTTAAGTATTTGTCGTAATCCCGGAAGCGTTCCGGCACCGTCACGGAGAGTATGGTTACATTGTTCTCCCCCTCGACTCCCGCGTCCCGCCCCGATATCTCATACGACCGGTCTTCGTTGATTGTTATTGTTATCATGTTCCCTCCATTAACCGAAAGCATAATATCTTATTGTCCGTGATTCTGATGCCCCATTAAGGAAAAAGTTATTTCCGCTGGGAATATTGCATCCGTTCGATGTTATATAACTGGCCGAATAATGATATACCGTTGAACTTATTGTGCTTGCGCCATTAACACGGAATGAATAATCGCTCCCGGAATAATCCGAAATAGGAAATGATGTGTCAAACAATAATACAAATTCAAAAGGGGCGGCAGTTTCTAAATGACTAACGCGAAAAATAATCATTATTTTGGGTCGGAAACCGATATCATTTATTGTGGTTAGGGGGGTAAGTTTGGGCACAATTATATCGTTGGTTGCAAAATTCCCGGTAAATGACCCGCTAATCCCAAAAATAGAAACCCCGCTTTTGATATTTCCGGCGATCAAATTGGCGTCCCCGGCAATCGTCTGAATTCCGCTCAAATATTGCCCTGCGGAAATCGTCTGGTTGCCTGTGCCGGGCGTGTATGTTTGTGCCCCTTTGCTTGGGATGCTTCCGCTCACCAAACCGTTCTCCGTCCCAACGGTATAGCCTGCCAAGACCTGCGCCGCGCCCGCTGTTCCGTACTCCCCCCCTTCACCCTGTAATATAAAATTTGAGCCGTTATAAATCAAGGTGAGGTAACTTCCGGCAACAGGCCCGGCCTTTACCGCATTGCCTTTGACGTCTCTGATCGCGATGGCACTCGTACCGTTTACATTCAGTGTAGCCCCTGCGGAAATCGCCGTGTGGAGTTTCAGCCGGAGTGTCACTCCGTCCGAAAGCGTAAGACCGGATATCGTCGCCGTCAGCGCGCTCCCCGTGCCGGATGTCGTGACAGGCACGGCTTGCTTGAGCCCGTGCGCATCTCCTACGGTCTGGCTGTGGTCGTACGCCGTTTTCCCTCTGTCCCCCCGGTAAGCCGTCGAAGACGTTTCCCCGAGTGCCAGGCTCTGCGAGATCTCGACGTAAGAAGACCCGCCCCAACGGTACGTCCTGTTCGTGTCCTGTGCGATATAGATCTTCCCCGTCTCCCCTGTCCCCGGGAAAGAACCCATCGATCCGTATTCCAGTACATCGTCGACGTATGACGGAAGCTGCGCGGCCGGTACCCGCCCGTCCGAACCAAGCTCCGCGACTCCGTTCGTGGAGCCCTTCTGCGCCGTCGAAATTGCCTCGACGTCCGAGGCCGTAATCGTGACGTCGGAGGAAAGCGCCTTGCCGTTGACCTTCCGCGTAGTCGGCACACTCGCCGCCTTCGCCGCCGCCTCCGCCGCGTTCGCTTTGGCCTGCGCGCCCGCCGGCGTCTCCTTGGAAGCCTCCAATCCGTGCAGCGCCACGTCGATCAGATCCATGTTGCCGTTCTGGTCGGCCACATCGTAGTATTCATTGTCCAACGGTTTTTTAAGACTGTAATTACTTGTTAAATCAGACATTAAATATCCCTCCTGCTTCGTAATTCTTCATGTGAATAGCCCGAAAGCTGTATATGCGTGTAAGGTTTCAACTCTACGTTTGTCCGGTAAACAAAAATATAGGTATACATAAGATGCGCCGGCTTGATCTCCTCGACTGCCGCCGTCAGGTCGTCCATGTTCGGCGGTATGCCGAGCGTGCCGACAAACCTGATGTCAAAGCCGTATTCCTCCGGATGCTCGATCACGTCGACAATGCCGTTTGAAAAGCTCTCCGCCACATTTCTGATCATGACGACCGTGGTCGTTCCCTGCCCGCGCAGCTTGGCCATGATCCGTGTCCGGCGGTATTCGTCGGTTTTTGATGCGTCGGCCTCGATCCCAAGCGCCTTCTCCCATATGGAAAGACCCCATGTCGCGCTTTCCACGTTGAACTGGCGGAACAAACCGTTCCGCGCGTCCCAGAGCGCGTCCGCCTCCACCTGGAGTGCGTTTTGAAGGCTCAATACCTCCGTGCTGCTTTGATAGAATCCCGGAAACAGATCGATCAGCGCCATCAGACCACCTCCACGGTGCCGAGCACCGGCACCTGGGACGCACCGATCGCAATGTTTTCCGTCCCGCCGTTTACCGTCATCGACGTAAAATCGATCACCCCCGGAATGTCCAGTAAAATATAGGCGATCCGGTTAAATACCAGCTCGTACTTTACAAAGGCAATGCTTTTCAGATAGGAGTTAAGCGCCTCCGAGAATTCCTCCTGCACCGTTTCCTTTGTGGTCGTCTCGTCGATCGTAACAGAGGCGGATATGTTGATCGGCAGTCCTTCCGCGCTTTCCACCGTGACATCCGCCCCAATCGGCCGGTTTTCCCCAATGTATTCCGCGCATGCCGAAACGACCGATGGATCTGCCGGCCCTTTGTCCTGCCCGACGACCAGCACCCTGACCGTCCCCGGTCCGTCCCAAAGCGGCGTCACCTTTGCGGCCCCGACTCCGTTTACCGAAAGCGCCCATTGCTCGTAATGATACGCGTTCCCGGACGTCGCCGGCTTTTGCAGGTAATCGTTAAGCCTCCCGACCAGGGCGGCGTCGGTTTCCGGGTCCGTTCCCCCGGTCGCCGCGTCGTTCGTGATCCCCGATAGACCACTGATGCTTATAATCTGCCGCGTAATGGTTCCGGCCGGTACGTTGTAGGCCTCCCCGTCCTCGGCCGCCGTGGCCGTCACACTTGCCTCCCCGCCCGCGATCGTCGCAGCCGCGTCCGTTTCAAATTCCTGTCCGTCCGAGGTCAGAAAAACCGTTCCCGCCGGAATGCCCATGCCCTCCGCACCGGTAAAACGCATCATCACGGCGGCCTTGCTCCCCGGCTTCCTTGTGATTCCATACTCCCCGCACCGCTTGTCAATGTATTCCCCGCTCGTCTCGTCGACAAAGGTGATCGGCACGACCGCGTCAAGCGATTGGTAAAGCTTCCAGATCTCATAGGCGATCCCGCTTATCATATCGTTTGTGAAGCTGCCCTCCCGGGTGTCGATGTCCGTCACGATCCGGCTTAATATGTCGCTTTTTATGCTTTCCGCCGTAAGCTCCTCATACATTCAATTGCACCTCCCCGTAAATCGTTTCAATTTTGCAGCCGACCGTCAAAACGCCTTCCGTAAACGATACCGACACATCGGTCACCCCTGTAATATATGGGGTTACTAACAGGCATTCCCTGACATACCGCGCCGCCTCCGACCGCTTCAGTTCCCCGGTAAACGGCTGTCCGACCAAAGCCTCCGCCTCACACCCGAAATCCCACGTGTAGATCTCATGTTTAAATCGCGGCGTGTTCAGCGCCTTCCACGCCCATACCAAAATGGCGTCCTTCCCCGTAACGATGACCGGCAAGCCGTTTTTGAAAACCGGTTCGTTATTCTCATAATCCCATTTGACTTCCCTATACAACGGAAGCTTCGTATCGACCTCGGCGCTCTGCGGCTGAATGATCGGGAACAGCGTTACACTCATACTTCCACCACCTTGCAAAGAATAATATAGCGCTGTTCATCCTCGATCGGCAGGAGCAAAATCCGCTCCTCCGGCTCGAACGATGTCAGCGCATCGTTTTTTAATAATGATTCATCCGTCTGCACCGTCCCGGCCACATCGATTTTCAGCGGGGCAGCCGACAGGACCGTCCCCATGCGGTACATTGCAGGTAACTGGCTTTGTTGGTCTTCCCGCAGTTTTGCGACCAGTGCCGAATATGGATTGTCTTCCATACCTATTCCTCCCCGTAAATTTTTGTCCCCCGTCCATCCCGTAGGGCAGGGGATCGTTGGGAAGGGGACTGGTCCCCGTCCCAAGGCGCGGCCGGAGCGAAGCGACCTGCATTTCCGCAGAAATGCTCCGCGACTACGCTTCCTGCTCATCCATGATTCTTTTGAAGTTAATCACCAATTTGTTGAGGTACAAACCGTTTTTCCATGTGTGGACGTCGCTGTCGATATAAAACAAACCTACAGTTCCTGTATAAGGCTCCCGGACGACCACCGCCCCGCCCGTGATGTTTGCAATGTTCCCGAGGTTTTCAATTGTGATCTTCTGGCTGATCCCGTTGTCCAAAAGGAGTTTTTTCGCCGCCTTTGCCGCGTCTTCCCCTTTTGTTTGCCTTAAGTAGCTCTGCAAAAGGCCGTATGCATCGATCAGTTCCTGATCCTTCTGCGTCCCGATCAGCTTGTCGTTCTCGTTGTATATCGCAACCTGATTTACCATACTCTCGATGCTCTCCGACGTCGATGCCGACATCAGATTGCTCCCGCCCTCGATGATCAGCGTCTCATCGCCCGCCGCCTTTTCGACGACGCACAATTTCGGCCCGTCAAACCGGATCTGATATATTTTTCCGTTCGACTGTGACGCCAGCGTATACGCCGTCTGGATGATCCGGTATAGCGTCACTCCGATAAAATTGCGGCTGATCTTGATTCCCGTCGCGGCCAGAGATCCCGCAGAGATCTTAAAGTCCGTGCAAATCCGCCGCGTGATCGCCTCCGGCGTCATGTTCGTAAACTGATATACCGCCTCGTTTCTCTTTAAGTAAATCCCCCGGTCGAAACAGGTCACATCGATGGTGCTTGATTCCGTGCTCTTCTGACGCGCAAAAACATATCCGTCAAATAATACCCGGTCGTCCTGCATGAATACGACTCCGTTTCCAAGCTCGCACTTGATAGTCGGAATATTCGCATCCGTCGGTGAAGAAATGAGCCCGAATTCAAGTGTCCGCGCACATTGCTGATAGTCCCCCGACCATGTGATCGTCGGCACGAGCTGCGTCACATCCGCCGTGCCTGTGCTGCTTGTGATGTAAAGCTTGATTGACATAGTATCATCCTAACCATTAAAACTTCCGTCCCTCGTCCCCGCCGGAGGCCAGGGGATCGTCGGGAAGGGGACTGGTCCCCGTCCCGGGAGCGGCCGGATCGCAGCGACCTGCATTCCCGCCGGAATGCTCCGCGACGAGCTGTTTGTGATAAGAAGTTTTATCATGCCTCCACTTCCTTTATAACTGGCTTTTGGGCGGGATTTTTAGGGTATGCCCCGCGTAAATCAGGTTTGGGTTTTTGATCCCGTTGTATTTTGCGAGCTTCGGATAAAGGAACGCGTCCCCATACCTTTTTTTGCAGATCGCCGATAGCGTGTCCCCCGGTTTGATTGTGTAGGTCTCGGCCGTTGGAATGTTTGCCTCACTGCTCCGCATGGTGTTCTGCGTCTTGTCCACCGGTTCCGCCTTAAGCGCCCGGTACTCCCGCATGGAAATCGTCGCGTAGACGTCCCCGGTGCCGTCCTTTTCGCCGTAGCTGATCCCTTCGGTCAGTACCGCCGCGTTTACCGGCGTATCCGATACAACGAAGCGCATCACCGTTTTCTCGTCGCTCCATTTTGCAAACGCCGACACGTATTCATACGGCGCCGCGGCTGCACCCGGCGTCAGAAACGGATAGGCCCGCGCCGGAAACATGCAGTCGATTTTGATGTCCGCCAGCGTCCCATACCCCGCAATGTTGACGTCGCCGAGCGTGTGGATGTTGATCGTCTCGATCCGGATCCCGTGGGATACCGTAAAGCTCTCCGGCGTGACCGGCAGCGCAAGCTCCGTGTTCTTCGCCGTGTCCTTGAATATGAATTTTTTCAGAATATGTCACCCCTTTCTGGATATAAAACCTCATGCCCGCGCACTTAAATTTGTTTTTGCATAACAAAAAGCAACCGCCCGAAACGGTTGCTTTCTGATGTTTGAATCTTGGCTATTTCGCTTTTACTGCCTTTTCAAGCTTGCTTACCCATTCGATAAGGTAGCGATGCAAGAGCCGAAACGGCTGTTCTTTTTTCAAAAGCACTTCCGAAATGGAAAATGCCTTGTCCTATCTTGTTGTTAATTATTTGGCTTTAACGTCCTGTTACCAGCGCCTCAATGTTTCCCCACATACGATTCCATTTCAAAGTGATCTGCACATCGTTTCCGGAATTAATGCGGATTTCCTTTTTTCGTATGGAGCTTCTGAACAATAAGGTATTTTCTCCTGTCGGCGCCTCAAGGACTGTTTCATCTCCATTCCCGAGCCAGGCGCATTCCTGCCCATTTAGAAACACTGTCATAACAGCGCTTGCCAAAAACGTTTGTTTTGCCATTTTGATATGAATCTGTATTCCGGCCACCTCCTTGCTTTTACATTAACAGGCCCAGGCAATAATTGTCAATCATCCGGCGAGCATATAGGCTTTGCTGATCTGCCGGACGAGCTGACGCGCGATTTTGTCAATATCGGCCTCCTCGCGCACCGTAAAACTGTTGCCCGAAATGATCACGGACGGAACCATATTGTCCGCCGCCCGCGCCTCGCTCGCCGTCAATACCCGTTCGCCCTCGTGCAGAATCGCAGGAAAATTATCGTATGGGATATAATTTAACCCAAATGCTTTCTTCGCTATAGCATCCCAGTGTAGAGAATTATCCGTTGCGGCATCCCAACGCATTGTGTCATCATTTTTGATGTTTTGCATATCCTCTTCAAATTCTGCCTGTTCGTCAACATCTTTGCCAAATATTAAATCATGCAATGAGAAACTTTTCGCCGCCGCAATCCCTTCAGAAATTTTCTGATCATATTGGTACTGTTCGTTCCAGAAGTTTTCGTCCTGTGCCGCATATTCCGCCATATTTGATATGAGTTTTTCGTTAGCGTCCTTTTCTGCCATCGCGTCCGGACTTGCGTTGAAAACGTCCTGGGCGAGGGCCTCTATTTCTCCCAAGACTCTTCCAAGGGTCGCCCCCGCGCTAACATTACCACCATCAAAACTTCTTTTTGCACCTTCATACTGACCTTTTAAGCTTACCAGATTGCCCTTAACAGCTTCAAACCTATCGTCTTTAAGAATGCTTTCCTCCCCGGTCAGCACATAGTTACGGATATCCCGGGCATATTGTTCAGATAGGCTGTCCAGATGCGCTTCCCACGTGCCGATTGCGGACATCATGCCGTCATATGCTTCCCCCGCGTCGCTTTGGTACCAATCGGCCTCTGCCTGAACGGCAGGCGTGCGCTCCTTCATATACGCTTCCGCCATCGTGCTGTCCGTTTGGTTCCGCTGATCGTTTAGGGTGTTGATTGCTTCAACAAAATCTTGCGTTGCCGGAGTATTCTCCGCAAGTTCCAAAGTAATCCCGTTTGCTAAAGAATTGGTAATCTCCTCAGTAGCTTTTTCAAACTGATCACGTACATAATCGTTAAACGCGTTGTCTTTTTCGGCGTATCGCTGTGTAAGATTATCTATGCCGGTTTTTATAACGCCTACCGTCAGGCCAATCGCAGCTGCGATTGCCGCCGGTGCTACGGCTGCGGCTGTTACGCTTGTCGACACCAGGCCCAAGGCAGTGGTTGCCCCAGTCACCCCATAAGATAGCGCGTTACCGAAAAGACTTTCCTTGTCAGTTCCGTCCCCCCCGCCTGTATTGCCCGCCGTTTTCGAAGCCATGGGCGTTTTGATAATCCCGCTGAGGTTTACGCCCTCATTTTCTCCCTCGGTTCCGCCGGTTTCTCCCTCCGTGTTGCCGGTTTCCCCTGAAAGGTCGGGGTGCTCCCTGCTCCCCGTGTTTGCCTCCCCAGCCGCCGCGGCCATGTTTTTTAAGTTTTCCTCCGCTATTTTCGCTTGCTCCGATATTAGGCGGAGGTTTTCGCGTATATCTTCGTATTTCGCGTTCGCAAGCTCCAGGTTGAACTTCTCCGCCGCGTCCCCGGTCTCCAAAAACCGCTTCTCGGCCTCCTTCAACGCGGTGTTCGCCTTGTCCAGCTTGACCTTAAGCTCGTCCTCCTGTTTGTTCAGCGCTTTGAGCTTCCCTGTATACTCGGTCAGATCCTTGTTTAACGCGGCGACCGAGTTTCGGATCGTTGCAACCTCTTTTATAAAATCGCCCTGCGCCGTGATTATGATGCTGACGTACTGCGCCAAAATATCGCCTCCCCAATTAAAATCCCCGCCGTGTTTTTGAAGCTCGGCGGGGATTGCTGCAAGATAAGTATTTACTTTCCGTATTTCTCTTTTAATCTTTCTAAGTCGTTCGTATCAGTATCAATCCATTCTTCCGTAAAACCACATTTACAACAAACGTAACGGTTCACCAAGACAGAATTCTTTAAGAGAAGGCCTGCCGGAATATTATTTCCTGATCCATATGGTCCGGCTTTCCCTTCAATTAGAATGATATCCTTTGAGTGGCATTTCGGGCAAACCCTGCTGTTTTTCATTTCATTGCCTCCCGTAGAAATTGATATTCTCCATTACAGGATAACACAAGCCCAAAAATTGTCAAACGGTCCTACTTTCTTCTGAGCTGCTCTATCTCAAATTCAATCAGTGCCCGTAAAACGACCTTTTCCCCCTCCGGAAGGCTATAGGTGTCCCCCGGTAAAATGTGATGCTTGTGGAAAAGCCAGTAAAGGAGGACGGCGTCCGGGTCGCCGTCCTCTATGCGTTTTTTATTTCCTTTACCTCTTCGATCGTCTCTTTCCGATACCCGGAAAGCCGCTCGACCGCGCGGGAAATGTCCTCGATCTCTCCCGGCAGAAGCATCTTTTTGACCATCTCCGCAGGCGTGGCGGCTCCGTATTTCGCAATAAGCTCCTTTGATTTTAAATCCGGCGAAATTACGCCCACGAGCAGGATGTGTACGTTCATGTCTTCCCTCTGCTCTTTCGAGATCTCCGCCGCCCTGTTGTAAGGCAACGCCCGCAGCCGGAAACAAACGTCCGCGCCGCAAAGCTCGCTAAGCCTCTTGATTTTAACCTCCTTCTCCGGCAGGTTCGGTATTTCCGCTTTCAGCAGTAATTCCAATACGTCCATTCTGTTTTCACTCCCATAATAAATTCTGTAAATCCGGCGATATCCATGCCTAAATCCCCGTCCGCCCCGTAGGGCAAAGAATCGTCCGGGGTCCCCGCAAAATATAAATTTTGCGGGGTGGTTTTGAAGGGGACTGGTCCCCGTCCCAGGACGCGGCCGGAGCGAAGCGACCCGGTATTCCCGCAGGAATGCCCCGCGTCACTGGTTCTCACCCGAAACGCATTAATAGCATTCGTCGCTAATCCCATACCTATTACTAAATCTGCAAATCCGGCGACATGCGCTCCTAGACTCCCGTCCACCCCGTAGGGCAGGGGATCGTTGGGAAGGGGACTGGTCCCCGTCCCAGAACGCGGCCGGAGCGAAGCGACCCGGCATTCCCGCAGGAATGCCCCGCGTCAGAATCCCCCTCTGAATATTCACGTTTCGATCCTGTCAAGGAAGTCGTAATCCGTAAACGTAAACGGCGCTTCCATCTTTCCGTTCACCGCGACCTCCCAGTCGGAAAGCGTCAGATCGTCGAAGGATACGTCCCGGATCGCGACGCGCTCGGCGCCGTACGCGTCCGGATCGTCCAGCTTCGAGATGATCGTAAAGCGCGGGTCCCGCCCATTTTTGACAAGACTCCCGATCGCGGCGGCCATGCGGCTGTTGACCTTGTGCAGCTTCAATGAGCCCATGTAGGAAATCGATGTGATTTTGTTGTCGGTGGCCATCCTCCCGCACATGTTGATTTTCTCTTTGTTGAACGATGCTTTTGCCTGTAAGCCATAACACTCCGAGACATAATCCCCGTCGAGCCATACCTCGCCGAAAGTCCCGTTGATTACTCTTTTCGCGCTGTCCATACTTTTATATCATCCTTTCCATAATAAGGTTTTCCACCAATATTCGCATCCAAGCTCCCGTCCACCCCGTAGGGCGGGGGATTGTCGTCTGGGGTCCCCGCAAAATAAATTTTGCGGGGCGCGGTTTAAGGGGACTGGTCCCCGTCCCGGGAGCGGCCGGAGCAAAGCGACCTGCATTTCCGCAGGAATGCTCCGCAACTAGCCTTCCTCCTCAAATAATAATCTCGATGTCAATGTCTTCGATCGCGTCCAGAATCCTGATCGACGCCGCAAGGAAAACCTTGTCCCCGGTGTTTGCCGTCTTGATCTCCTGCTCGGTCATGCCTTCCGTGTCGACCCCAACCGACTGTAAATAATTCTCCTGAGCCGCGAGGTCGATCGAAACGGACGAGCTCCCCGCCTCCAGGATGCCTTCGGTTTCAAGTCCCGCAAAATATCCCCTGATCGCGGAAATCAGGAGGCTCTTGTTGTCGTAGCTGTTCGCGTATTTCCCGATGTAGCTGTCCTGCGCGGTCATTTTGATGTCGCTTTTGATCATGTCGACCGCTTCCACGATCTTGATCTTCTTGAACGCCTCGCCCTTGTCCGCCGTCGTCGTCTGCAGGGAGTTTACCCCCCGCCCGACCTTGACCTTTTCCCCGTCGTGGAAAATGATGAATTCCCCGGCGTCGATTGCCGAGTCCATTTCCTCCTTTGTCAGCCGAGCGACGTCTGCCACCTCGGTCAAGGGCGCGTAGGTGCAGGAGATCGTCATCGGCGTGCCCGCAATAAGCCCCGCGATTCGCGAACAGTACTGCCCGGCTGTGTATTCCGTGCTCCCGGCCTTGATCCCGCTCGTCGTAAAGTTGATGGTCGCCTCGTCGTCCGCCGCCGTATCGGGTAAAACCGCCTTTGGCGTAAACCCGTCCGCTCTGCGCGCCTTGATCCACGTCACGATATCCGCGCAGTCTTCCGCGCCGATGTCCGGCGGTCCCGCGAGATAATCAAATACCTGCGTCGCGAAATAGTTGAGCGCCTCGCTTAAATCCTCTGTCGCTGCCGGTAATACATATACAATCACCTTTTTCGGCGGGTTTAAGTACCCCCAAAAAGCCCTTTTGATATAGTCCTGGTTCGCCGTCCCGAGCGTCGCCGGGATCTGCGTGACGTTGGTCAGACCGTGCGCCCCGTTCGCGTTTGCATCCTTTAAAATCAGGGCGACAATCCCCTTCTGCGATCTCGTAATCGCCGTGGCCGCCTGTGTCTTAAATGTAATGTTGATATTCGGAAGTCCCATAAAATTACCCTTTCTGCCAGTTTGGCATAAAATTGTTTCGTATACTCCATTTTCGTTTCTTAACCCCGCCGGGGGCCAGGGGATCGTCGTGCAGAAATACTCCGCGACATTCATCATCCCTTTTCTTTAATTTTAGTGTTAATCATACCCATAAGCAGTTCCTCCCCCGCTTCCTCGGCCCGGTCGTCAAAGTACTCAAATTGGAGATCAATAAAGGAGCGGTCTGATTCCGCCCCTCCCGTACTGCTTTTTACTTTGATGGCCCGGCCGCCCGCCTTTACATAGCCCGTCCGAAATAGCTTCGTAACTTCGTCCTGAACATCCAGGAGCGCTTCGGCATCCCCTATACCGGCTTCATCTACCTCCGGATAATAGGTTATCGTGTAGCTGACGGTGCGCTGGACCATGGACCGGTTTGCGTCCAACTCGCTCACCTTCGTACACTTGACTGAAAACGACGGCCTGACCAAATCCGTCGGCGGAGAATTTGCGTATACCGGCCACCCCGGATATTTTTCGGCCAAAAGCCTGCTTATTTCGGCTAATATGTCGCTTGTCTTTACCATTCAAAACCTCCTTTCCTTCGCCCGGTCAGAATAGATCACCTCCCTCCTGCCCCCGCATTTTGCCGCCGGCCAGCAAAAAGCCCGCGACGAATCCCGTCGCGGGCACCCCGCTGTCCAAATTTCGCATCCCTACACTGTTCTTCAATCGGGCGCCTTCACCCCCTGTCGCCGTCTAAAATTTCCGCCACCGTCATATTAAACATCGTAACATTGTTCCCCCATGTATCTCGAAATCTTGCATGACTGGCCCCCGTTTATAGTCATTGCGATCGTGTCCGCTGTCCTCTTATGTTTTACTAGTCTAAGATATACCCGCCATATCATAACGTATATACCTGTAAGTTCCCACCCGAACTTACGGAATCTTTAGCAATTCCATTGATATTTCCTTTATTGGTTGCCTTCATTACAGCAGTTATCATATTTGCATACTTTGGATCTCCGGAACCTGTAGAATAAACGATAATCTTAAATGCTGTCGATAAAATAATCTGACCATATCGACTATAAGGTTGCTGAGTCCCGCTAAAAACAACTGTCTGAGAAATTATTGACATATTATAGGCATACGGGTCAACAGTAGCAGCTACCATAACAGTATTCCCGGCACTGATAGCCGTAAAAATAATTGAGGAACTGGAAATAACATCTACAGAATTTTGAAGAGGAGTAGATAATCCATATATGCCTAATATTATTGTAAACGAATAAGATATAGCTGTACCAGATATCGTACAAATAGTCATTTTATCATTAGAATCAGCGGAATCTTTCCAAAACAAGAGGATTTTATCAGATGTAATAGCTCTTGCCGTAAGATTGCTTGCTGTGATAGCGGTAGTAAAATTATAAGATGATCCTGCCGATAAAGATGTTCCTGATACATTAACTATGACACCACATCCTCCATTTAAAGCAGAATTAGTAACTGCAAAAATCGCAACTTGTGTAGGAGACAAAGCGCTTATACTCATACTAGATGTTGTTATATATGGAAACACCGTATATTGCGATCCTACCGATATTGATGTCCCGGAAATCGTCAGAACTCTGGCATATCTATACAAAGCTACTAATGCAGTTGTATCTGTAAGTCTCGTTATATCAAATCGGTATGAATCACCACCAAGATCTACTGCACTTCCACTAGCCACAGATAAGCCAGATACTTGTATAGCCGCGACATACGTTGGATACGGATCACTGTTGTTATATGTATAAGCAATTAAAGCCGTGTTGTTTGACAAATAAATAAATCTAAGACCTCCGAAGTAGCGACTTGCTACCTGTACAGGGCTTCCTCTTGTTATAGTACTACCCGATATAGATAATGCCACTGCATATAATCTTTGGGCAGACCCCTCATATACAACCAAAGCGCTTGTGTCGGACATTTTTACTCCTTTGACATCACCGTTAGCTTGAGAATCTATAGAGGTCACAGAGGTTGGACTGCCATTAAGAATTTGTATTAGATCTCCTTGGGAAATATTTTCTCCGGCCTTATAAGTTTCAAGAATACCGCCAACTGGCAATACATTATCAGCGCCTTGTAAATTAAATATGTTTTTTCCTGACCTGATATTAGCGGCGACAAAATCAGCATCATACATATCAATCTCGGTCGTTCCTGCCCCGCCGGCGCCGCCTTCCGTTATATATGCGCCCACTGGCAATCTCGGTCTCAACAGTCCATTCCCATCAGTCCAATAAGAAAGAGGGGCTTGAGCATATGGCCTGTTCGGCATTGTCCCGTTCACCAATCCGTTCTCCGTCCCAACGGTATAGCCTGCCAAGACCTGCGCCGCGCCCGCTGTCCCGTACTCCCCCCCTTCACCCTGTAATATAAAATTTGAGCCGTTATAAATCAAGGTGAGGTAACTTCCGGTAACAGGCCCGGCCTTTACCGCATTGCCTTTGACGTCTCTGATCGCGATGGCACTCGTACCGTTTACATTCAGCGTAGCCCCTGCGGAAATCGCCGTGTGGAGTTTCAGCCGGAGTGTCACTCCGTCCGAAAGCGTAAGACCGGATATCGTCGCCGTCAGCGCGCTCCCCGTGCCGG